AGGAAAAGTCTACTGTAACATTTTTAGGTTCTGTACTTAAAGATGGTTTACCTTTGGAGGCTCGTGCTAGATCTCCTTATGTTAAAACTCCTTTTATTGGGGTTGAAGAAGCATTAGGACCATCAAAACATAAACCTCCAACTAAACCCAATTCTGTTGAGAAAGGTATGAAGACTTTAAACAAGTTGACTAATCCTGTCCAGCATTATGAGGGTGATATATTGATGAAAGCCGTGAATGATTACAAGAATCAGACACTCAAGGTTATTCGAGAGAACAAAGAAGAAGCAGCAGAGATGTTGCGACTTTATACTCAAGAAGAAGCCATGGATGGCACTGGTGATTTTGGACTAGGTGGATTACCTAGTTCAACCTCAGCAGGCTTTCCTATCAATAAATCAAAGAAACATTGTCTTGTTCGTGATCCTATGGATGAATCAAACGTTGCAATTCCACGTGAATTCAACGATAATTTTGATATTCAGGCAGAAATTGATCGAACCGAGGAATGTTGGAAGAACAATGAACGCTCTGAAACCATTTTCAAGGCGAGCAGTAAAGTGAACGAATTATTACCAAATGAAAAAGCTACAGAAAAAGTACGTAAATTTTATGGTAGTGGTTTCGCCAGCTCTGTTGCTTCGAAGAAGGCCTTAGCAGGTATTCCTCGATTCATGAAGAAGTATTGGAAAGAAACTGAGTGTTTAGTAGGGATTGATCCTCTTTCGAAAGAATGGGCTGATTTCCATGATTTCGTTACTGAATATAGCGTTGAAAACATGATCGACGGAGATTTCGCCGGTTTTGATACGCGAATGGCTGCCCAGATTACGGGAGCTGCTTCTAAGATTTTGGAGGCATGGTATGAGGAAGTGGGCACCTCCGAAGAAGATATGAAAATGATTCGCGGAGCACTTTCTGATATTATTCACCCAAATATCTTGTTCGATGGTGATTTGTATCGTTTTGCAAATGGTAATCCTTCTGGCAATATTATTACTGTCCAGTTGAATAGCATTTGCAATTCTATCATGATGCGATATGTGTATTACGCTATGATGCCC